TCTGGTGACTCCTTCTTTCCAGTTTTTAAGAGCTTCAACTTCAGCTAATTTAGCTTCAAATTCTTTTTGATTTGCTTGCAAAAGTTGCCTATGTTCAGTATTTTTATTAGTATTTACTATAACTCCATTGTCTGGGTTGAGAAGAGTATATTTCATTTCTGATATATCTTCTTTCAAATCAGTCATGTCATTTTGCATTTGTTTCAGTTCTCCGTTAGGCATATGAGTCTTAATATGCTTTATTTCGTTTAAAACTGATTCAAGTAATTCCTTCTGTGTCATGGTAAGATGTATATTATATAAATATATCTAATCTATCTTTGACCTAATGTATTTAAGATACTCTTTAATTTCTGTAGACAGTTTAGATTTAACGGCTTGATCGTTGTTATTCCAGGTTTCTATATCCCCTTGTTCCGTCACATACGTATTAGTATATTCTAAAGATTCAGATGCCCATTCCTCGAGTTCATTAGCAAATTTAGTTAGGTTTCCTTTTTTAATTTCCTTTACATAACTATCGTATAATCCATTTCTTTTTAACTCAGCTTCAAATGCTACAAAACAATCTAAGCACATTTTATTTATCTTATAGACTTGTATACTGAGGTGATTATTAATGGGTTTGCTACATTTAGGACAGGCATAAGGAACTTTTACTAACTTCTTAGCAGAATCTAATTTAGTAATATTCTGTTTAATACCGTTTTTGATAGTCCACTTCTTTCCAGACTCTTCCCATATATCGCCTTCTTCATAGCTAGAATGACTACGTCTATAACCAGTTTGAGATTTGGTTTTTGAAGTGTAGTCTTTTTTAACTAAATTACGTATACGATTTACATCTGAATGTTTGAACTCCTTTTTAAGAGTGTTATCACTCATAACCTAATTCTTTTAATTTTTCTAAAACAGGAGTTATATCCCCTTTTTTTACTCTTAGAGCTATTCCACCTTTGGATGCCCATTCATTTATATTAGATTTTTTATCATCTATTAATATACTATTCTCATTAGCATATCGCTGTTTATCTGAAGAATAAGCAAATATGACTTTCGGTTTAGGGTTTAATTTATTTCTAACCCATAAATTTTTACCTAACCTAGAAGTATTATTTCTAGATGGAGAGGTAAGTACTTTAGGATTATATTTACTAATAAAATTCCATAACTCTTCTCCTCTAGGCATCCAATCCATTCCAACCCAAAAAGCTACTCCAACTATACCATCAATAAAGTTCCAAAATTCTTCTGGTCCAAATATGTCTTCAAAGTCTTTTGGTTTATTTACTTTTTTAATATCCTTTAAAGGGTAGTACTTAGGTCCTACCTCTTGTAGTTTCTCATGAAACTTTCTTTCGAAATCTGTTAATACTCCATCCATATCACAATATATCTGATATTTAGGAGGTTCATTTAATAATTCTTTTAAACTTTTTTTCATAACCTTTAATTTTTAATTTTGTCTTCCCAATTTCGGAAAGTAATATTACCTACTAAGTAAGCTTCTTTTTCTAACTCTAATAACTTATCATCTTCGTTAGTATCTGTTGTTTGTATATTTCCTAATCTACCTTCTAGGTTTTGTATATGATGAACCATTTCATGAGCAAAAGATCTCATAACATCTTTAGGGTGTCGTCCTTCTACATACAGTACTACTTCTTTATTATTAGGATCGTAGTGGGCTGTTTTGCCAAAAAACGATTCTGATTCTGCAATATCTCTTCTTATTTTTATTTCAGGTAAAGGTTGAATATTCATACCTTCATCTAACATATATTCTAATATAGAGCCCATGAAAGGAGTATAATCAAATCCTACCTTATCGTCTTGGTGCTTTAAAGATACTTTAATATGGTCATTTTTATATTCTACATTAACACCGTCTGTACCTATTTGGTTCTCGATACGTTTAAATAAAGTTAGCAAGTAGTTTTTATCTGCTGAAGGAAGTATTGGCTCAGTAGAGAGTTTATTTCTACCATTATCTTCAGATGTATCTTCTACAAAATATTCACTAACAAAAGTAGATATATTTGTACTTATTATTTCAGCTACTATTTTATCTTTCAAATCGTTTAATATATTTAATATTTCTTCTCTAGATAACTGTTTAGGAAAAAAGTCTATGATCTTATCTAAATTACCTGATAAAATACTCTTTCTGAAATCTGTTGCTCTTACTCCTGAACCAGGAGCAGACTGTAATGCTAATCCTTCTACATTTTCTACATTATTAAATGTAGTAACTCTTTTTAAATCTACGAAATCTTCTTCACCTCTTAAACCAGTTACTGCTACAAATTGATCTTCAGGATACTCTCTTGCATAATCTTTAGCAGCAAACATTGGATTCTTTTGACCATCTACTATTTCTACGTTACCTAAATGTTTAATATAAATATTCCATATAGCAGTAGCTTCAATTTTATCTATACCATTTCTTTCTCCTCCTCCTATAAAGATAATAACTTTATCTATTTTAGGTTTACTATTAGAACCTCCATTGAATAAGCTAGAAGCTTTCTCTTTATAATCATCTTTATTATATAAAGTACCATTATAAGAACCGTCGAGTAAAGATTTTACTACGTTAAAATGACCTCTATGAGGTGGTTTAAAAGCTCCTGGATATAATGCTATCATGCTAAGAATGATTGAACTTTACTGTCTATTTCTGCAGGAGAAGAATGTTGTAACTTCTCTTGGAATAAAGGACTAAATAACATCTCTGCTATACTCTCTAAAACGTCTTCATGATCTTTATCTCTTTTAGCTTTAGAGTCTCTATACTTATTAATAGCGTCCCTTAACTTATCATCTCCTGGGCCAGCACCAATCTTTTTATAGGTCTTTAAGAATGCAGTTTTTACAGCTTTGTCTTCAGATCTATTACCTCTATCGTAATCTATATCTTGTACCGCTTTATTAAACTCATCTTCTTCTTGTTTTGACATTACTACCGGCTTAAAAAAACTACTTCCTTCTATTCCATTTGCTTCATTATATTTTGAAAGATAGTCTTTTATTCCTGTAGGACCGTTTTTAGCAGCTGTATCAAAAGCTTTTATTTCTTTATCATATTGACCGCCTCTTAAATTTACAAAAACAGAAAGATTGCCTCCTAATTTTTTATTAAATTCTCCTATTTTTTGATATGCATTTCGCCAAGTAGAGAATACTGCGGGAGCAGGAATATTTCTATCTGCTCTAGCAAAGTTAGAAATATAAGATATCATAGGATGAGTATATACCATAACCATATAAACTTTATAACCCTTGTTTAAAAGATTATTTAAGTTTTTGTCAAATCCTGTTCCCGATGCAGTAGTATCCCAAACGAAACTAGTTCCTTCTGATGCTGCTGCTGTTACGTCCTTGTTGACTTGTCGACTGGCTGCTCCTAGATTGTTGTGATACGGATGGTCCGGATCCTCTACGTACTTGTCCGGGTTGAACTGTTCTAGGCTGTCTAATGATAGTTGGTTGAGTAGGTACGTTTTCCCTGCTCCAGCTCCTCCCGCCATTATTACCGCTTTCGGGCCTGCCGTAGCCTCTAATATTAGGTCTGATAGTTTTATCATTGTTTAACTTATTAGGGTTATTATATTCTCTTATTTTTATTTTATTATTACCTCTTTTAAGTAAATCAACAGAACGTCTTATTTCTATTTCTTTATTTTCTGGTATATTATTTATTCTTGATTTGTTATAACTTCTTTGAACTAAATCACTATACTGACTTCCTCTTCTAGTTTTAGCATAAGCTATATTTTGTCTATTCCATATATGAAAGTTACTATAGTATGGGTCCCAACTATTCCATCCCCAGTTTCTAAATCCATAAGGATCCCAGCTATTAAATCCTCTCCATCCATAGTTAAAGTTCCAGTCAAACCAGAAGTCGTATCTGTTTACATATAGATCCCAAGGTGAAATATTTCTTCTATACTTGAATAAAAAGTTTCTATTATAAAAAGAATAGTACCATCTAAGGTCTTGATTTATAGCATACTGAGTGTAATCCCATCTAAATCTGTTATCGTTATTAAACTTTCTGTATAATCCAAACTCACTATCAATCACATCTACATTTATACCTGAAGAAGTTATAAATGCTTTAGGAGTATGATTAAGAGTAGCTAGTTTAAAATTACCACAGCTAGCCAATAAAAATAATACAAATAAAAATGTTATTCTTTTCATATAAATGGTTTATTATAAATAGTTACACTTTTATAGTAGTAGGATAACTATTATAAATCGGTTCAGTATTAGGATTCTCTAACTGATATAGCTCATATATGTTTTGAAATAGTTTAAAGTTTTTCTCTATATCATCAACCTGAAGTACTTTCCATCCTTTACCTTGCATTACTCCTTTCTGTTTGCTAGGTCCTCTCGATTTTGCTTTAAGCCATATAATCCCAGTTCTTTCTATTTCTACATCTCTACTTTCTTTTAATGCTTTAGCATAAGAAGCTAATTGAAGATCGTATGATTTATGTATACTATTAGAAGTTTTAAGGTCTAATAACCATACCTCTCCGTTAATTTTACAAACAATATCTGCAGTACCAGCATACCTATACTTATCTGACCATACAAATTGTTCTGATGATATTAGTTCTGGTTTATATTCTTTCCAAAACTCTGCAAATTTTAATATCATCTCCCATACTATTTGAGAGTATTTAGCATTACCGTAATCATCCATCCAAGAGATTTCTTCTCCTTCTACTAACTTTTCAGCAGCTTCATGTACTTGAGTACCTTCTTTACCTGCTCGTCTCATAATGAGATCGGCGTTATGCCCAACGTCTTTGAGCCAAGACTCAAAAAACTTATTTTTGGGCATATACTGGAGTATGGTGGTTACGGACGGGTAGTATACTCCTTCGCCTCTCTTATAAACTCTCCTATCTAGAAAGTTAATTTGTTTTAACTCTGGATTGAAATCCAGTCTCTTTTTTTCATTCTGTTTAAGAATGTTCATTCCTTGTTTGATCATAGATCTAATTTATGCACCATTAGACTAGAAAGGTCTAATTCATGTGCTGATTGGATTAATTTTGTAAACGGTATAAAACCCATTTCGGAAGGATCTTTATCCGGTAACTCAATTAAAAAAACTCTCTTACCTTGATTTAAAAATTGTTCTGATATTTTTAACGCTTTACTTCTAGCGTCGGTGTCTAAAGCAATATAAATATCTTTTACATTACTTGTTATAATCTTTTTATATAATGAAGTAGAGATACTCTTTCCCAGTATAGGTATAGCATTTCTACGTATAGCAATAGCATCAAACACTCCTTCACATAGTATTATAGGAGTATCCCAGTTAATTAAATTTTCAAAAAATATTACGTCTTTGGAAGTTTCGGGATTTTTGTATTTAAAATAGTTTCCATCATAGCTTCTCGCAACAAAAAAGTTGAGTTGATTGGATTCAGAATAACTTGGGATAATAACTCTTCCTCCAAATTCTCCAGAAGTGCAATATCCAATCCTATATTTAATAAAATCATTATCGGTAAGTCCTCTTTCATATAAGTATTTTCTTACTAAATTAGCTATAACTGAAGTTGTTGAAGCACTGTATAACGGTTGATACTCTTTAGGTAACTCTACTACTGATATTCCTTTGTAGTTTATTTGAGCTCCTTTAGGTAGGTATTTTAATATTTCGCTAGCTTGTTCTCTAGGAGTTTTCAACTGCCTAAGTAAAGATCTTATTGTTCTACCTTTTGTTTCACACACCCAACACTCCCAGAAGTTCTTACCTTCTTCGGTTGTATGCATATTGATCTCTAGCTTAGGTTTACGGTGATTACAAAAAGGACAATGAAAAGCATAGTTATCTCTAGCTTTTTTATGGCTTTTGCCTAAAATATTTTCAATTGATCCTAAAAGGAAAGTATAGTCCATAAACCAGTCCGTATCTTAACTATAAGATAAGAACTTTAATTCAATTATGCAACTATCTAAGAGATTAATTCGCCGATGGCTTCTTTTACTACTGTTTCCAGAAGTGCTTTATTCTCTATATCCAGATAGTTATCTAACTTATTAGCTATAGTTTCTGCTAAATTAGTTATATCTTTATCAGATAAGTTTAGCTCAGCTCTATGAATAATTTTATTATTCTCTAATATGATTTTTGATAACTTCATACTAATTGTTTTGTTTTATGATCCTTACTATTTCTCCTCTATCATCATCATCTACATGGAACACTTCATAGTCACCTAATTTATGTCCATGATATTTATTACCAAAATCCAATAAATCTTGTTGAGTACCTCTTACATCTATTCTTCTATGCTCACTACCGGGAAACTTTAAATCAAAAGATAAATTAGGAAATTTTTCTGCAAATTTATTTGCAAGATTAATTAGATAAACATCTTCCTTGTCTTCTGATAAAATAATGTTAGATAGCTTCATTTCTTTTAAGTAGTTCTCTTATTATTAAATTCTTCTTTTTTCTAAAAGTATTAGTAGTATACATCTTTTTTAATTCTTCTGTAGATGTTCCAGAAGGAGTGTAGTGTTTCCATTTGTACTTATTAGTCATTCTACCTCTAGAATCTCTTTCGTATTCTTTAGTGCTTGGTTTTAATTTAGCTGGCATTACAAGTACAGTTTTTACAGTTACATTCCATTTTTTTAATTACTTTTACTTTAAGATCACCTGTTCCTTTTATAAGCCGGTGATATGTTTGCTTTGGTATAAATAGTTCGGTTTCGGTAAGGTAGCGAGGAATATCGTTGTCCAATTGAAATTTCCAGTCTGTTTTATGGAGAGCTTGAACTATACGGTCTTCTTTGTCTCTATGCCATACTAATTCAAATGAAGAAGTTTCTTGCGAAAACTTTCTAACTACATAACCTTTTTTCTCTGTTTCAGAGTAAGGTCTACCAGTAACCTGAGAAATTTGATCCACCACCTAATGATTTCCAGTAACGGCCAATATTACATGACCAGTATCCTGCTTTTGTTTTATCTTTTTTCTGTGCACATTTATGACGTGCAGCAAATGATGCTCTTGCACCCTTCTTTTTAAATTTAACTGAAAGCCCAGTATCCCCAAATGAGACCTTTTTGACATTACCTGTCTTAGGGTTTTTAACATAAACGTAGAATTTTTTAGAACCACCTCTTTTAGGTTTATTTAATTGAACCTTTTTACCCTTGTACTCCGCTTCGGGGATGTAGTCCACTGAGGCCTTCAGCATTTCGAATCCATTGTAATCGAAATTTTCGTTATTTATACTAACTGCTTTTCTGAATTTATTCATATTAATGTTACCGCCAATCGACTCTACTAATTCTTTTACTAGTTCAAAATCTATCATTTCGTCTATTGATGCAGCTTCATCTATCTTATTCTCGTCTTCTATCATTTCATCGATTAAACATCCAATCTCAAATATAGCATTATACTTTGGTGATACCATAGGTAAATCTAAAGGTACTTTCATACCGTTATACTCTGCATATTCTCCTATATCAGTTGTTTCTAATAGTTCTTTGTCTTCTTCGTTAAGGTCTATATCTTCGTTTCTAAGGGCTTCTCTTGCTTCAGCAAATAAGTTAACAAAAGCA